TACCATTTTCCGACCGGACATGACTCACTAGCCCACTCCAATTTGTTAGGCCAGCCGACAAGTTGACAGCCGCACTTATTACACGACCTTCCGTTATTGTGTTCACACTTCGCACACTCGGCTTTGCGTGTTTCGAATACTTCGGGGGCTGTGCGTTTAAACCCTGATGAGGCATGTTTCGCCGTTGCCTTCGCAAAGGTTTTGAGTCGCTGTGATAACGCAGGTTTGTCTGCACCGTCTTCGCGCACCACGTTTCCGCAATTACAGTAAAACGGGAAGCCGTTTGTCGGGATCTCAACAGTAAGACTGCATTGATCGCAGGTTATAACTGTTTTATCCATCAGTCACCGTAACCGATGCGTCTGCTTCCATTTCAGCGGCAAAATCATCGCCAAGAAAAATATCAAGAATAGAACTCGACGTTGAAAGTCGAACCGTTCCAGCAGTTCCAAAGTCGTTGACTTCGTTATACAACGTCGTTGTTTGGGCGATATACGGCGGGTCTTGCTCTGGCGCACCCAAACAGTACGGTGGACTTACTCCCATCCATTGAGACATCTGAGCGTCTGAATGTTCCGTTTTCGCTACTAGGCTAAGAGTTAAATTAAGTCCACCACATTCAAATAGGAATTCTCCAGTGTCATCGTCGTAAGCTGTTTCGGAGCGTTGTTGTATGGGTGCGTGGTATACTGCCGTCGCCATTGGATATGTTCCGATCACACTTGCCCCCCAACCATACAGTCGTGTTTCCCCGTCTTCCGACCATCCAGACCTTTTGTGGAAGTCCATCTGTTTGTGAATAAATACAATGACACCTGGTTGTAACGAAAACTTACGTCCGGCCTGAATCTGAATGTACCTGTCGAATCCGTGTGCGCGAGGGGCTGGCGTCCAAATACCCCCGCCATGTTGTTTTCTCGCTGCACTCGTACTCCACGATCTACTAATTGTTCGAAACCCCATTTCTATCTCTACAGGAGTCAATGTAAACACAGTGGAAATTATTAGCTCGGCAGGTAAAGAGGTCGGAATTGCTAACTGACCAATAACTTGACCACCTACGGAAGGCACGTGACATTCGTTGCATTTCAGAGTGTCGCCAGCTCTAGTGTAATCAAATGCACGGCAACGCAGGCCAGCACGACCGTTCAAAAACGTCGAGTCATTCAATGGTATATCGGGAAGCGTCTTGTCGGGGTCGAACACATTAACCCATTTCATCGGCCACTGCGCGTCAATACGGAAGCCGCTGTCGTAATCTACTTGGCGGGTATGATCCGGAAACTGATGATGCATAGAACAACCGTAGGCATTGAAGAGTCCTACTCGTCCGTACAAACGTGCAGGGTAGCCCATGTCAGCCTTTAGATGAAATAGACCCGAACCTCGATTCATCGGGTAGCTTCCATCTATATTTCCGTCAAACCCGTTTAACGTCACCATCGGCAGAGGGATTTTATAATCCGCACATGCTCCGCAACTACCTAATGGATAATCGGTAGACTCGTAACAGGTAGAGCAATTAGCGTCACGTTTCGTTAACCCACGTTTAGCAGAATTGAATGTTACGTTTCCCTTAACTTTGATCGCTCGTCGTGGCATCTCATAGGTCATGCGATTATCCAGTCATTCCCCTTAATCCAATTTGTATATTGCCACGTTACAATAGGTTCAGCAGTTGTAGGGGATAGTGTATTGACCGGCATTAAACACCAACCTATATTTATTTTCTGGGATGTAGTGATCCGTGTGTCATACGTAATGCCGGAGATTGATGAGGATGTGAGGTTATAATAACCATTACCGTCGCCATCAATTCCGACAAGCAGCGCATTTTCTATGTAACTATCGGCGGCGTTAAAGGTCACTTCCATCTCGCTGTACATTCCATAAATCTCACCAACACGCCCGTCTTCCATCAAAAATCTCCACGTTGTGCCATAGGCACTGTCTCTGACGATTCTCCAGAAAAACCCGTTGTATATAGGTGCGGCAGAACCGTAGCCTGGTTGAAATAGCACTTTTTCCGTTGTGGAATTGTAAGTGATCGTTTTCTCGTAAGAGTGTGTCGTGACCTCGGACGGATCAAAACCCAAATCGTAGACAGTTTGTTCTAAATCACGATCTCGGCTATCTATGTATTGGGGTAAAAGTTGTAACTCAGAGCATGACATCTCTGAAATACAAGAGCCGCAAATTTCTTTGCCTGATTGCCGGTCGTTGTATTGAACGACAAGCGATTTTGCTTGAATCGGCTTTGTGTTTTTTATGAATGTACGGTCGCCTAGCTCTTTACCGCCGTAATACAAATCAGTGTTCTGACCGTAGACAGTCACTGCACCGACCAGTGCTAACCCGTTTGGTACGCCGACAGTAGTTGTGACAAACATATAGTTAAGCGTTTTTGTCGGATCGGAGTAGTCCCAGTTAATCGGCTGTAAATATTCTTTTTGGCAATAGCTGATGTCGATGCTATCGTCTTTGTAATAAACGCCATTTACGGGAATTGTATTTTTACCTGACTGAACACTACGGTAAGGCGAAGTTTCCTGATTATTAAACGGGTCTCTAGCGGCGGTGTAATATGTCCCTGTGCCCCCGAGAGGGTACTTGTACTTGGAGGCAAACTGAATGTGTGCTTTGTTGGTCGTCGTACAGGTAGTACAAGTATTATCGACAAACTTAACGCCGTTGTGATAGTCATCTACATTAGCGTCGGTTGTCATCGTGTGAACTTCCAACGTATGATCCGTAGAACCGTAATGATGAATGGTTGCGTCTAGTTTGAAGTTCTGTTTGCCTGATAACCCTGTCAGTTCGAGCCACGACCTGTTGCCATACTCACCCTCGGTGTTAGAAGCTACAAGTCCGTCCGAGCCTATGCCGTAGAGATAGTTTGCGGGCTGTGTCGTATCAGAGACGGCATAATCGCTTCCCAGGCGTTTGACTGTAAAAGAAGTTATGCCCTGCGTTTCTGGATCGGGGTCTAATGATTCATCCGGCGTTTCAACGTATAGGAATTCCACTTTAACGACGCTGGCTGATACATCCGTGACGTAATACGAATAGAACTGTGAATCAAATGTCGATTGCCCTGTCAGCGTGTCTCCGACAGTACAAGCAGTGGGCGTGGAAGTCATCGTAATGTACCAACCGTAGGTCGATGAACTCTGTGACGAGAACGTAAGGGTTTCAAGAGAGTCCCTTGTGAAATCGTCTCTAAGTATGTCGCACCCTTCAGGTGCTGCGCCACAGCAACCCATCTAGCACTTCACCTGTATTAAATCAAAGGCGTCTGCCCCGTTATTCCACGAAATCATGCAAATGTCATTATCATTTCCAGTCAGCCCAAATGGATTATTGACTGTTGCGGTAGCGGCTGCGCTGTAATAGAGCGGCACTGGCTGACCGTTCATTGCCGTTAGATTATCAACAACAGTTGTCGTATCGGTATCCGCTAGGGTGCTTGTGAGCATACAACGATAAACCGTAGCATACGGCGATTGATACATCCCTACATCAACCAAGCAAATCTGCGTTCCCAACTCAACGGGTTTTGCGATAATTCTACAACCGGCACTCCCGACAGTTGTACCATCTAAAATTCCCTTAACATTGCTCGCTCTAGCTATTACATCGTCAGCACTGGAGATAGATATTTTTGCGTAAGCTAATCCACCGACAACAACATCACCAATATCTCCTCTTCCGATAGCGTTCTTAGAAATTCCTATGTTAATTGCTTGCGCAGCTGTTGTAACTTCACCTACTTGAAAATGTGCTATGTCTCCCGTTACTGCAAATTGGTTTGTCGCTTTTATCGACACTGCATCATTTGCATTTGCATCACTCATGTCGAGAAGAGGTGTTTGAATCGCCACCGCCATGCGCGAACCGATTGAATCTTCTCCTGTGTTTTTAAGTTTAACTACCAGCGACCGTGGATTAGAAGCAACCGGCCTCTGTTGCATCTTCGTCGTGCGCGTTCTGTTAACATGATTCGCTGCTTCCGCAATTTGATTCCAGTTCGTTTGGTTAATTGGAAGCGACTGACCGGCGGTAAATTTTGGTACGTTTGTCATTACAGGCTTCCTGGATCGTTGGTTGAGTAGTTATAGTTCGGCAAACCTAGCAGACCAAAATTACCTGCGGGGTATACCTGCTCTACATATCCTGCCCGTGGTCGCTTGACGACATCGCCTGTTCCCGAGTCCTCGACATCTTCATACAACACCCAGTAATAATCCCAGCCGAACTTGGTCATTCCACCGACCATCGTGTTCGCTTGAATGTCAAAGTTATAGGTGATTGCTACGATATTGTCGTTGTAGTTGCCGGAAGCTCCCGTGAACAATACCTCTCCACTTGCGAAGCCTCTCCACGGAGAACCGTTGACCGTCCCAGTTAACAAAGATAGTGTCGCCATGAAGGTAGTAGTGATTGCCGCAGGTTCGTACTTATGGGTTTCCGAAATCGTCAGGTTCGGAACGATAATGTCTACACCTTCAACTCCGTTATCGCTGACGTTAATAGCACCGGCAAAATTGGGGATACCAGTATTTGAATAGCTCGCCGCACTGCGAGTTTGAAGGCTAGAGCCTACATGCGTCGTACTACCGGATGTATTAAATGACCAAGTACTCTGTCGGCGTTGGAACTCCTCTGCTGTGTACTGGCAACTCACTTCCCAGAGCTTATGAGAAATAGGTTTAACTGTCATTGTTGCAAGAGGTAACGAGTTCAGCACAATCGGTGCAGTCGCTCTCACCTGACGACGCACATCCTCATCATCGTCTGTTCCAAAAACACGATAGCGTTTTTCAAACGCACCCTGCCGGTAGGTTTGTGTTGATCCACCACTGCCAATGATTTCTACAACGGTCGATCCCTCGTTAAAACCAGCACGGTTGCCAATAGTAAATGACCCCCTCGCAGATAGTTCAACAACGGCGGCTGGAATTGTTATTCCATCTGTTGTCGTTGGCGACGTTCCGGCAGCGATTGTTATGGCAACAGGGGGAGTTAGTGTATGACTCATTCAGCTAATCCTACTCCGGCTAGTTTGCGATCTATTTTTTCTAGAATGTCGGCAGACCGTTCGTTTGCACTTGCGTTACGTTCGTCTATTCCTACTACCGGCGGCAACATAGCGGACATGGCGACCCTCATTGCGGCGGCGGTATTAAATGCTCCCGTCAAGCCACGTAGGATTCCGGCACGACCCCCCCCTTGTGATCCCAATGAAACGTCGTCCATATTTGGAATTCCAATTTCCGGTGTCTCAAGTTCCTCCCGTTTTTGTTTCATCGTCTCGGAGAATCGTGTCGTTTCCTCCCGATACCTGGCATCTGCCGCTGCCTTCAGTTGCAGTGCTGTATTGACACGCTCGTGCAACTTCGTCTCCAAGTCCCTCATTTTCCGATTGTGATTTTCCCGTGCTTCATCTCGGGGAGAGTAGTGAGGGTTATATTTCATGTTTACAAATTGTTCTCCGACCACCTTCTGTTGGCGTTCGATCTGGGTTTGGTTTAACCCATGCGCCATTTTGCCATATTGCTTTAGATATTCAGCCCACAAAAGGTCATCCAATTTGTCCTTGTCAATATCTCCGACGGATGCGGCAAAGCCTGACGTGCCAATAGCGCGTGATTGCTGTTGCATTTTCCTGAATTGCTCTCGGTTTTCGTCTGCGAATTTTTTTGTCCACTGTTCCCAGCCCCAGCCCGAACCTTGTACGCTTCTGTCTGCTGGCTTAAAACCAGACGCAGTGTTTTCAGGAAAAAGGTTATTCCACGCCTTATCAAGGTCTAGAATTTCGCCTACCAGTCCAGTTCCCCACATCTTCATTTCTTTCGTAATAAAAGAGAAAGTTGACATAAACCCGTCTTCTAGCCAAAACCAGAAATCCTTCCAAATCACTTCCAACCCAAGTACAACGATCTCCATTGCAAGGTCGAGATTTCCCCCTTGAATTGCCGCCATTACTCCAGTCATTGCGGCTGACATATTGTTCTTCATCGCTCCCCATGTATCCGCAACATGGTTGCTCCATTTACTCCATTCGTTGCGGTTTGCTAAAAGATTGAGACCTACTAAAACAAGCCCCGCAATTGCTAGTTTAGGAATAGAGACAAGTAGGCCAAACATCATCACGACACCTTTGAGGACCACCATCGTTGCGGACAGAGCTAAAATCGTCATGTTTATTGCTTTACCGAACGCCCACAGTGCCGCACCACCTGCAACCAACTTTATAGCCAACGTAGCTATCGTTTTTATGAACGGCTTTTGTGTTTTCACAAACGCAATGGTTGCCGCACCTGCCTCATTAAACCATTCGATAAAACTTTTAAGTTCCGGCATCAGAGCTTCACCTACGGTTTGCAAGAAAACGGTAAAGGACTTTTTGAGCCGGTCTAATTGGAATGAAACGGTTTCGGACATCTTCTTAAATGCTTCATCAGTCGCACCTGCTGACTTCTGCATAGCTTTGACATCTTTTTGCAGGTCTGCACTGTTACTTGCCGCTGGCAATACCCCCATCAAAGCGCGAACATTTGGAAACATCATCGCAATGTCTTCCGAGGACTCTTTAGCAAGTTTACGAAGGAATCCTGATAGCCCACCCATCTTCTTTAAGGCATCAGGACTCATTGCCATATTGAAGATTTCCTGGAACTTCTCCGCAGACTGTGACGCCGGTTTGAGTAGAGAAGCTAATGCCTGACGGATGGCAGTAACAGCGACTTCGGTTTTGATACCGTTTCTGGTCAATAACGCTACTACTGCTGACACTTCTTCAAACGACACTCCGACTTCAGCGGACACAGCCGTTAGTTTTCCCATGAACTGCGCAAGCTCACCAAACGTCGTTTTACCACGTTTAATTGTCGCAAAAAGAATATCGCTAACCCGTATGGCTTCTTCTGCGGCAAGACCGTAACTATTGATCACAGTGGTAATAAGGTCGGCGGCAGTGGTTGTATCGCTAAGACCTGCAACAGCGGCTTTGGATGAAACGTGTAATACTCCGATTGCCTTATCTGCATCAATCGTCGCCGATAAAATTTGATACAAACCTTTCGCCATGACTGCTGTGCTTTCACCGAATTCGACACTCAGTTTCTGTATCGAACTGCTAAAGTACCGCATGTGACGCTCTGGTTCATTAAGCATCGTAGAGACTTCGGCCATCTGCCGTTCAAACGCCGCAAACGCTCGTGCGGCGGCGATTAGTGGCACGCCAATAGCACCGCCGACCATCATCATCCGGCGTCCTAGGCGGGACATACGATAACCGAACCGATTCATACTTCGGGTGACTCTGTTCAGCCCGTTTTTTGTCTGGTCTGAAACTGCGAACTCGACGTAGGCTTTCCCAGCCTTAATTGCACTCTGAAATGCCATCAGTTATCACTTTGTAAATAATGTTGCGAAATTCTCAGCCGCCTGAGTTCCTGCCTTTTGTAAAATCGTATTAGCCAACGCTTCATCTAGCCGTGCGGATTTGATCTTCCGTTCTAAAAATGGGAACGACTTCCAGAACGCCGGTCGCATGTATGGGCGAGCCTTGAATCTAACCGGCATGGATTTCTTATAGCCTTTGAGATTGGAAATAATCAACTGGCCGAAGATGTTGCGTTGGTACGCCTGTTCTTTAATTCTCGTACCGCCATATTCCATTAGATTGGCGATCATATTCGCCCTCGCAAGTGGCCCGATAACAACATTCAAGTTAAAACGATTTGCCTTGAACGCCATCATTCTTCTGATGTTCGGCATTTCGTGGGCAAACGGCTTTTCGCCTGGCTTTGAATAAGGGTATTCCTTGAAAGCCAAGTCTATCGTTCCTTCGGGACTGATTAGCCCTGGCTTTCCTTTCATTACCCTTTTTTGTTGGGTAAGATTCCCATATACCGGATTGGCTCGTTTCTTAATTCTGTGAGCGACACTCACACTCACCCGACGAACCTTCTTCGGATTGATCTTCTTTTTCTTCTTATATCGCATGGAGTTTTTGGCGGTATTCCGCACATACGCTCCGAACTGATTAAGAACACGTTCGACTTTGTTTTCGATCCGCATCTTAGCTTCAGCATGTTTGTTCGTTACTTTGTTAAACCTCGTAACGACCGATACGCCAGTGGTTCTGATATTCTTAGGGTTTCCACTGGCAAGTTTAGCGAACAATGCACTCTGCGTTCGACGGGAGGCAGGAAGATATCTATGCGCAGGTTGACCTGTTCCTCTTGCAAGTAAAGCTGGGGCATTACGAACTCTTTCAGCCGATTGGTAAACTCGTGTCCATCTCGCCGATGCCATTAGCTGTTCCTATTGGGGTCATTTGGCGGTAAAAACATTTTCAACGCTTCAACGCCAACCTTTTCCAGTTTGGTTGGTTTACTTCGCCTTTTGACAAGAGGATTCAAGTCCTCCGGCTTTACCGGCGGTGTTCCCTTTTTCCGGTTTGTGTTTATATGTAACGCCATCAAATTTGCCGTGTGCCACCACTCCTGCTCCAATCGAGCATTAGCCATCCAGCACAATTCACGCAGCGTTAAAGGGTGTGGGTCTACCCCGACGATTCCGGCAAGTTTCCAGATTTCAGTCCAGAGAGTGCTTCGCTTATCGCTGCCTTTTCCGTCTGGTTTAGTCTCACCTCCAGTTCCTTGTCTATCTCCTCGTTCTCTAGGATCGACAGCATCTTCTCGTTGGTCTGATTCTTGTGGTCGGTCGATTTCTCCCAAAGTTTGCGCATCCACATACGCTTCTTCGGGTTCGGGAAAAAATCAATAAGTGCTTCCACCATTGCGTTGATACCGTCGAATAATACGTCACCACTCAGCGATCTTCCGAACTCTTCGTCGGTGATATTATTCTTCTCTGCCTGGTCATTGCATAAGACGTAGAGTACATCTACGCCTTTAACGATGTCATCGGTAAGTGAAGCAAGCGTCTCGTGAATCTGTTCATTGAGCAAATCCACTTCGAGACGCTGTTTCACTTGTTTAGCTAGGTAAACCGATAACTGGACATCCCAGACTCGCCCTTCCGTATCCGTAAACTTTGACATTTTGCGCCCTTTCAGAAGTTGTTATACCGAGTATGTTGTCCAAGCCGGTGCGGTGGCGTTATAACTCGGTTGCAGTGTTACATCGACCATGACGGCTTCTTCCAAGTTCTGTGGCTCGGAGAAGTTTGTGACGTTCATAAACGCTACAAGACCCTGAGCCGAAGGATCACCAGCCGTTGTTGGGATCGCTCCGTCTAGCACGGCGAATTTGATTTCACGGTCATCAGCATTAGCCGCTAAGAAAGCAGTCTGCAATGCCGTAAAATCGGCATCCGCAGTGTCATACACCATTTGGAACGTGACTGTACCATCACGCAGCGTTGATATGTTTTGACGCCAACCATTTCCACCACGGGTTGTTACGTCAGCAACACCCATTTCCATGTTCAAAGTCAGATCACGCACGTTGCCGATCTCATTCCATGTGCCGCTGACATCACGATACAGCTTGCACTCTAGTCCTAATTTAATAGCCACAAGTTCACCTATTTAATTTCAAAGTATGTTAGTGAATACGCAACGAGGAATTCGTTACGTTCGTTTAGTAACTCCAAGTCATAGGACTGCGAAGTTTCAGCACCACGAAATGAAGTGTTGCTCATCTGTATGCGATCTAACGACTCAATTACCTGTTCGGAAAAATACATTTCATCAGCAAGGTCTGGTTCTTTAGCCGCTTTCACGGGGATACGGATGACAATGTTGATGTTGTACAAATACTGGTTGTCGCTTCGGGAAGCGAAACTGATTTGCTTTCCGGCTGGGAATACAGTTATTTCCGCTGAATCAAGGTCTTCTCGTTCAAAGTCAGGCAGGTAATCCAGTTTTGCCGTGAACGTCATGTTCAGTGTCTGAGCGTTCAGATGAACAGCTATTGCGTTAGCAACGTCTACTTCGGTGGCGTTTGGCATTATGTCTGCTTGGTATAAACTCGAATGATTTGACGGAACGGATCGGAGTATTTGAAATACCTACTCCCGTTCGATAGAACGGGGTAGGTGAATTCTTCTCCATTAACAACCTCGGTGATGGTGTCGCCACGCTCTGGGAGAACGGCTTTACCACCGAAGTTCAACTCACTTGCCACAAACACAAAATCACGACTCTCAACCGTTTCCATGTAGCCTTCGCCTGATGTTTGAACAAACTCAGTGCTACCAGGAACAGCTTTGATCGACACATTACGGTCGCCACGGGAATACTTAATTGTTATTCCCGCAGCGGCCTGTAGTGTCTTGTGAGCGTCAGCTATATTCGTGGCGAGACTCATTAAACGATCAACGCTTCCGTGTTACTCACGGCATCGCTCAGAATAATCGGAATGTTAAATGCCGAATCTGGAATCGTTGCAGGCTGGCCGGTTGGCGAGTAGCTTGTTCTCGACCGTTGCAATTGGCCTAGACTACGGCGTGACATTACGAGCATGTCTGGGCCTCGACCGGCGGGGAATGTCTCAAGTAGTTGAGAAATCAAATCGTCGGTTAAGCCTTTGCCGGAATCTTCGGTCAGGTTAGCTAAACGACCGGCAGACCATGCTGATCCGTAGATCAAACCACAGTAACCAGTGACAGGCGTGAAGTAGCTAGGGAAGTTGCCAGTAGTCGCACCAGCGGTACGAATAATCGTGGTATCCTTAGCTTCGATAACACCTTCATTTCCCCACGCAAGCTGAACATCGTTGAAGCCAGACCTCACGGCCCAGACAGACGAAGCTGTGTCAGCAGTTGTGCCGCCAGCACCTACAACGGTTGCGTCTGCAAGGTTGTTAAGCTCATCACCTAAAGCGGCGAAGCCATTGGTAGCCGCTCCGTAAAGAACTTCCTGTTCAATCTTGAACATCAGTGCTTCCATATGCGTTCTCATCTGGAGGGCGAGAAACGCAGCTGGGCCGAGGCGATAACCTTCGGCGGCGGCGATGTCCACGTTGAAACTGGCATCAGCGATAGCCAAATCGACAGTCACTTGTGTCCAATCGGCAACGTCATTATCGACGCCATCATTTAAAAGCCTGAAATTTACGTTCGGCGCACCAGTTTGTTTTACGTATTTTAATTGAGTACCGTCTACTGCAAACGCAGATAGTCGGCGAATCATAGGTGCGCGGTTAAGGACATCACTTACATCGAAAGACAAATCGCTTTCGTTGAAGGTGATGATCTCTGCGCTTGTGTAATAATCGTCAGCCATTTTGGATTTACCTTCCTAGTTATTTGTTGCTGAGTTGTTTTTCAAAGCGGGCTGCGAAACCTGCCACGAAGTCGTTGTTCACACCGTTACGCTTGTACTTTTCAACAAGTGCAAGTCGCTCGGCATCCTCTGGGGTAACACCTTCAGAAAAGCTAACTGGGTTAGCCTCACCGTCAGAATTAACATTGGCAAGTTCACGCAATCGACCAGCTTCTTCAGCCAGAGAGGCGTTGTCCTCTTTCAATTGGGCGATTTGAAGTGCGTAACACTCGGCTTCGCTTTTGCCTTCGATAAACCATAATGCCCCTGCATCTCCAAAGAGTTCGACAAATCGTTTACCTTCGGCGGCAGAGAGTTGTGCTTCTGCGGCTTCCTCAACGACTTCGGCTTCTTCGGATGATTCAGCGACCTCTGGTTGTTCGACTTCTTCCACCTGATCTTCAACGACTTCAGCTACGACAGCTTCTTCGTTTTCGACTTCAGCGGCGTTTTGGTCGTCACTCATAAGAGACTCCTCTAAAACATCTACTAAAATTTCGTTGCCGTTAGACAACACAACTGATTCGGTATTTTCATCAGCACCATAGGGTGTGATTGCTACGCCCCGTAGCGGCCATGTGCGAATGACTGTCGCTGGTCCGCTGAACTCTCTTTCGTTAACTCGGAACTCACCTTCCGTGGTGATGCGCTCGACGCTGATTCCGTCACCACCAAAATTGATGGAGGCTTGCCAGGGAATTCCGGCTTTGGCTTTACGGACGATCTCTGCGCTTCGATCCTTCTTGGAAAAGCTCACAAGTTTTCCACTGGCAACTAAGCCTTCCGGCTTCTGCTCAAAGCGGTCTAAGTAACCAATCACTTCACCGTTATCGTGGTTAAAGTCGATTGGAATTTTCTCGGCCACTCGCATCCCTGCAAAGTCATGAATGGTCTGGTCACCCCAGTACCAATGCTCAATGGCCTGTGAACTTCGTGCTAACAGGCTTACGTCGTAAAGGGTTGCTTCACCATCTTCCGACGAGCCTTCTGTGATAGAAATCTCAGTCGATTGAAAGTGCATTGCGTTCGATGGAACTTGTTCTTTCATACTTCTTCCTCTTCCTCTTCCGTTTCGGGTCGGCGGCCATTAACAGGCGGCTCAACTTCATCGGGAATGACTTCGGCGATAGACATATCAGGAATCACACCGCGCGTATTCATGTAATCCTGCTCCGCCGCTAGGGTATCAATGACATCACGGAACTCTTTACCGTGACGCTCACGCACAATCTGGGTTCTCGTCTTTAATCCGGCATTGATTGCCGCTATGTCAGCGTTGATTTCCTGCTGCGGATTCCACCACGGAGTTCCATCCGGCATCCACTCCCAGTTAAGGTCCGTCAGCGTCATACCACTTGGCAACTGGAGTGTTCCGTCGTTAATGAACATCTTCATGCGAAAGCCGGTAATGCGATCCAGCAGGTAGGTTAAGTCGGCTCGCCTGGTCTTACATGCCTTTTCGTACAAAATGTGACCGGCACGAGAGCCAAAGAAGTTTGTTCGGCTCGTGTCAAAGAAACTCATCGGGATGCTGAGACTTTTAAGGGCAAGTGCCGTCATCTGTTCGCTAAACGTCTGGAACTCGTTAGACGGGTTTTTGCTTTCTAGGATTTCAGCATGGTCGCCTGGGTCAAGATCGAGCATGACCGGACCTTTACCAAAATCGACCTTATAGCCACCGGTGACGCTGTCGTCTTTAGTGACATCTCCCCAACCATCGGAACTTTCACGGCTCAACACCAACCCAAACATTTGTGAAACCTTGAGCTTCGCAAGAGCATAATCATAGGACTCATACAGGTCACGAAAAGTATTGATTGCTGGAGCAAGAGGTGACACGCCACGAATTTGATCGAAGCGGTCGTAGTATCCGAGTTGATAGACATTGCGTGCGGCAATGGAGCGTTCATAATCGTAGCCGCCTGAACCATCACGACGCCAAACAGCGTATCGCTCTGGACGACCACCGTCAGATACACGAACTCCGTGTATCCATCGGTCGTCGAGTACCTTGTCGGGGTTTTTGATTCGGTCTGCTTCAATCGGCTGGAGCTTGCCGTTACGCAGTTTGATTAAAAAGACATCTCCATCAACCGTTCGTCGCTCTTCACACATGCGTATCATGCGTAATAGACTGTGACGACCTGACACATCGCAGTTTTCAGGACGTTGATACCAGTCCATCAGAGCTTGAAGGTCACGGTCTAAACCTTCATCGCCGGTTTGTGGCTCAAAAGTAAATCGTGAGACGTAATCGAGGTGTAGGCTAATAGCCCATGCTGCGGCAGTAAAGTTCTGTTGCAAATCCCTGGCGTTACTGATTAGCTGTTTACGCTTTGTCGGCGTGAGCAACTGGTCAGTAGATTTCAAGCGCGTAGGCGGGCTGTACCTCTTGGTTGAGGTATTAGCGGCGTCATAGTCGAGCTTAGTCGGATCGGCCTTAGCCGAATCAGTCGATGTCTTTTGCGGCATTAGACAAATCAATCGTGAGGGCGATAGGGCGAGTTCCCTTTTCACGCGCAACGACCTTCTGCCAGTGGGTAAGCTCCCGTAGCAGTTGGGGGCGGCTCATAGTGACGCTTGTTCCATCAATTGATGTACTTGTCACTCCACCCGTACCTGCGAACAGATCGGCCTGAATTTTGGTGACCATCTGCTCTGCAAATGTTGGTGTAGAAGCGGTTGCATCTTTGCGCGTGATGTTGGTAGGCATACCCACCATTACACGCGCAAGTGCAAACCTAATTTTTAGACAATATTCGTTTCCCGAATATTATTTTCATCTCGAATTTTGCGAGTTACATCGACCAACATTTCATCGAAGCGTCTGTCGTTACCTCCGAACAGGCGATAACAATGCCCTAGAGCCTCTGTTAGGAGTTCGGCATCTTCTACTTCCAATTCAATGTTGATCTTCAACTCTTCTTCTTGAGCTTTAATCATTTTCTTCAACTTTCCCACCCACAATTTTTCCAATCTCATTCCGGAGGAAGGTAGTTACACTTTAACAGCCACGTAGAACCAAGTAAAACCAAATCTATGTCGCTTTTTCAATACACTCCGCACGCCTTGTAGTGTGGGGAATGACAATGACACGGTTGGTCACTCGTTTTCGCCACCGGCTGATAATGCTCGAAGTTCTGAAACATTCTGCGCCAGCACGGCGGCCTTTTTAGCATATATCTCTGTGGTGTTGAGTTGTTTGTGTCCGAGGATTGCTGAAGCGGCTTCAATTCCGAACTGGTCACGCACTTCCTGACCGACCTTATGACGGAAACTATACGGGCAGAAGTTCTCGATTCCTGCCAGTCGGCACGCTCTCTCCATGTGTTTGTAAAACTTGTCAGCCGTAAACAACTCCGATCCGCGCATCTTCATATTCTTCCACAGACTGAAGAGTGTCTTTTTGTGTTCCTTCGTCTGGTTTCGCCAGTTATAAACGGTCTGTCTCCTAACACCGAGTATCCTTCCGACTTCACAATGATTCTTCGTTCCAGCTAAGAGTTTAAGCGTAGCGGGAGTAAACTTCTCCTGATACTTCTTCCAATCGTTGAAAGCCCGTGCCTCTCGGACAGTGAAGTAGTAGTCATTACCGGCGTCTGGGCGTACGTCCTGTAGCTTTTCGAGTGCTTCAATACAGATTTCGTTAAGAAACACGTTTCGGGTATGGCCTTTGCCAGCCGTTTTGTGCTTCTTGGGGATATATTCCCAAGTGGCAGTATTGATTTCCTGCTTATTGAGCTTGGCAAGCTCCGACGGACGCATCCCTGTTTGGTTTGCAATGATAATCATAGTTCGCAGGGTCGGATTGGTGGCTTCGCATACCTTTTCGATCTCGAAATCACCAGGCGTAGCCATTTCACGGGGATCACGGATGCGGTCACGGTATTTCTTGACGATCCGGTTGTACTGACTCATCCCGACTTCGCTAATTAGCCCTCTGGGGAAGATTCTGCGAACTTCGCCGTATTTGACCAAATCACGGCAACTAGCAATGATCTTACGCACGGTTGTGATATTCCACCGTTGAGTCTCGACGGCTTCTTTACAAATCGCCTCAACGATCTCACGGAAGTGTTCGCCGGTGAACTTGCTTGCGTCCATCGTGCGATAGGGTGTAAAGAATCCGGCCACGGTCTGCGTAAAGCCGTAAACGCTTTCAAACGTTAACCAGTCCCGAACGGCTTCGCCGACGATGTAATGGTAGAGTCCATTATTCTCAATTGGCTTCTGGCTTTGAATAGCCTGCACAAAATCGGAAAACTTCTGCTTACTCTCCGGTGTGCCGTGCTTGCCGAAATACTTGAACTTGACCTTCCGGTCGCCAACTGCATTGAAGGTATCGTAGGAGGTGTAAGCCCTCCCATCCTTCTTCTTTTTGTACTTTAGATTGACCGGATAACGTACCTTGAACTCACTCATTTCACGCGCCCTCATAGCAAAATGTTGTCAGATTGTTGTCATTTGGAGTGTTTTCGGTGTCTTTTTACCGAACCCAAATAACTCCATATGGCTTCATTATACTATAAAACAAGGCATTTGAGAAGACCACGTGTAACCACGTGTCACTATGGGAGGCGGTTTCTCCTAAAATCCCCGTGTTCCATAGTGACGTTTTTAAGAAGTGGCCTAAGACCCCTTGTTTTACAGTCTTAAACTACTATTGTTATCGTCATCGAAAATGGCCGGTATGACAACTTATGACAACTTATGACATAATTTGTTGTCATTTGTTGTCAACTTATTTTGAAAGTACCGGAGACAGGACTTGAACCTGCACGCATCGCTGCACTTGATCCTAAATCAAGCGTGTCTGCCAATTCCACCACTCCGGCTTAAACTTACTCCATCATCTCATCAAGGGTCGCTCTGTCGGCATCGCTGATAAAGAGGCTTATCTTGTGCAGAGCCGCTGTGACGCCAGCCCCGTAATTGATTATCACCGATTCAATATCTCGCTCTTCCAGAAATTGGGCTACACGCTCTAGCTCAGTCGCCTGGCGTTTTATTCGCTTTGCTACTTCGAGTAAGTCTGCTTGGCTGTATTTTTTAGTGGATAGTTTCGGCACTATTTTCTCAAACTAATAAACATCCGTTTATCTATAACCAAATTTTTACCACCTTATTTTTTCCTGTAAATGAGGGGTACGTCATGATTCTACCTGTTTTAAATCAATTTTCATCAAAAAACTATTGAAAACGTCAAATGATCGAGTAGAACCAAATTCCACAAGGATACACGTAGAACCAAGTGGAACTATACATGGACGGTATAAAGCTCACGGACGAGCTTCTCACGATACGAGAAGCGGCTAACCTCCTAAAGGTTAGCGAGCGCACAATTCGCAGATGGGTGGCTTCAGGCAGACTAGATTACACGAAAGTCGGTCAGCGAGTCTATACCACTATTCAAAAGCTCGAATCTCTTTCAGAGCGTCCTAAACGTATTTCTGCTCAACAGGAACAAGCTCTTCAAGAGCTAAACCAAATGTTAGGAGGGACAGATGGATTTGTTTACACAACCGCACGTTTTGGCTCGGAATTCCGATCCTGAAACGTCTTTAATCGCCGCCAGAGAATTAGCGGCCACGGGTCAGTTGGGAAAGATGGAACTAACCGCATTGAACCTAGTGTTAATGTCGCCTGGTTCAACTTCGGCTGAGCTTGAAAAACGAAACGGATACGAGCGAGGTCAAATCGGCAAACGGCTATCAACGCTCGTTAACAGCGGACGAATCATTCGGGGCGATAAACGAAAGTGCAACATTACGGGCAAACTCGCTTTTACCCATTTTACGAAACCGCATAAACCCAGATAGGAGAGGTCATGCTACAGAAGTTTTTTGCAACCAAAGAAGAGGCATCAGCATATGCCGAAGAGATCAACGCTTACGCCTTGAGCAAGATCGGCGATAGATGGAGAGTCAGTTGGATCGGGGCTGTTGACCCGAACGCTAAAGCTGAAGCTCCAAAGGCTAAGGCAAAACCAAAACGTAAACCCGCCAAAAAGAAAGCAGAAGAAGTAGCATCCGAAGATGAGCAGTCTTAACAATATTACTGATTTAGTCCCGTTGCGTGATTTGCGGCTTCCCACAAATCCTTCGCTTCAAACGATAAACACTTGGTGGCGCGAAGGCGTCAACGGCGTGTTTCTCAAAACTTACAAGTTAGGTGGCGTTCGCTGCACGACGCACGAGGACTTAATTTCGTTCGTTCAACAGATTGGGGAGGACTCGACTGTATGAACGACCCCGTTTCTCAACCATCGCATTACCGCAATGCAGACGACAGCCTTGAATGTTTCGAAGCGTTCTGGCGAATGCGTGGTAGAGACGCTGGGGTAATAGCAGCGTTATTCAATGTACACAAATATTGTTACCGCTACGACAAGAAACACGAAACGCTGGGCGCACAAATTGAGGATTTGCGGAAAGCAAAACAATACCTCGACTTCGCAATAAAGTTGGTCGCCGATGCAGAACCCCGAAGACCTGAAGAACTTTGAGATTACGTATTTCCGGCGTGATTACCACATACGGCTTTATCACGTTCTGCATAACGGATCTCATCGCCAGTACAGATTATTAGCGGTGTTTCCAGCCAGAGACGCTGAAGACATGGACGCGATTGCGGCAATCAAAAACTACCTAATTTATTTTCGCTTTGAGGCATAGATGACAGTCAGAGGATGGAACAACCCGTTAGCACAGCCGTCAAAGAAATGGCGATGCCCAAGATGCGGTGGACTCTGCAAAACAAAAGGGTGTTTAGCTTGCTGGACTCGTTTAAATCCTGAGCGAATCCACAAGAGCGATTTATCAGCAACTCAAAAGCGGGAGCTTCTGTGGGAGCTTAACGCAGTGATGCGGAGAAATGGATGTACGTCTTAACAAAACACGACACTGAGGTTGAGTTCAAACCAGGCGATTATTACTTCGCAAAGTTTGAAAAAGGCAAGGCTCTATTCAAACGGGGAGTCAAACAACTCCACGTTGACGATAGATGGCTGACAAACATTGAAATGAGTGAGTTGTCACTATACCTACGCCGAGTGAATCGGTTTAAGAACGCAACGGAAAATTGGATTGAAGAGTTTGAGTATTTTTTAACGACGATGGAGGGCGAATATGGCCGACGACAAAACACTGGAGTTTAATCTAGCTACAATCGAATCGAAATTAACAGAAACACAAGATAGGTGGCAGCGGTTATTCCCGCCCTCGTTACAAACGAGTGAGCATTCTGAGTACATCAAGGGACTTCTGATAAGTCTCTTCAAAGAATCACCTGACCTTCTCAATTGCCGAGCCGACAGCATCTGGCGTGCAATCGCAAGCATTGTCAAACTCGGCCTTAAACCGGACGGAATGATGGGAGAGTGTTACTTGATCCGGTACGGTCAAGAGGCAAAACTCCAGATCGGCTACAAGGGATTAGTTGAGCTTGCCAGGAGAAGTGGCGAGATATCAAAGATCGTTACATATGTTGTGCGGGAAGGTGACGATTTTGAGTATTCAACCGGCATCGAGTCTTTTGAGCGACACCGACCATGTGATTCAGCTACTCGTTCTGAGCAACCTATCACTCATGCTGTCGCCGCTATCAAACTAACTAACGGTGAAGTCAATCTGCAGGTGATGGATTCATCTGCTTTAGACCGTCATAAAACGCAGTACAGCAAGGGGGCAAATAGCAAGCATAGCCCGTGGAATACTGCTGAGGAGCAAATGTGTAAGAAGACGGTTCTGTCCGGCCTTTTAAGAAGCGGTTGTGTGCCTATCCAGACAGACGTTGAGATTGACATGAAGCAACAAAACCCAGTTGTCGCAAATGCTGAGTTCTCTGAACTGGTTGACAACTTCGAGTCTCCTGTGTCGGGGGGTGAATTGGCTTCGGCCTAACCCACCATTCACCCTCCTAGCTAGCCGGTCGGGTTGCCCTCCGAACTTCCCGACCGGCATTTTTCAAGGACGATCAATGTTACACGACGGATTCATCCACGCAAAAACCGTAGACCTTCAGCGAATACTCAATGTTAACAAGTATGAGGCTGTTGGCATCCTAGAGTGCATCTGGCACTTTGCGGCTGTAAACGCCTGTGATGGTGGAATTGGACGCCATAGCAATGACCTAATCGCATACTGGATCGGGTATCTGGGCGATGCTGACAATCTTATCTCCGGTTTGGTTGAAGCTGGGTTCTTAGATGTATGCGAAGAAAGCCGCTTGCAGGTACACGATTGGTTCGATCACGCACCTAAATACATTAAAGACCGCTACCGTCAACGTAAAACACGTAAGTCACAAGCTGTCACAGCCCTGTCACACGATGTCACACCGGTGTCACAACCTGTCACAGCTGAGTCACAGGTTGTAGACCTTAGTAAAGTAAAGAAGAGTAAAGAAGAGTATAGAGAGAATACGATTGAAAATCGTGATCTCTCTCTAATTGTTGAAAAATGGAACAAAGCTCCACAGGTTGCCAAGTGCCGAACTCTATCGGCTGGCCGTAAAGAAGTTATCTGGAACTACATTAACACCGATCCTAACTGGTTTCTTGATGCTCTAGAGGCTATTAGCCATTTTCCTCTCAATTGCTGGAAGGATGGTTCGTTCAAACCGAACTTCGACTGGTTCTTACGAGAGGGCACAATTACACAAATCTTAGAAGAACAACACAACTGGGGCGATAACTACAGGCAGCCCCCGCAACCAAAGAGAGAGCTTAGTGCCGCTGAGAAGGCTGAGAAGGCTCGCTCTAACGACTTGTACAGTCGGCTGAAAGAATACCAGCGCAATGGTGATGGGCTTTCTGAAGCGGCGTCTACGCTGCGTGACCAGATTGCAGAATTGGAGAATCAATGCAGTTCATAGGAATAGATCCAGGAATCAATGGTGGGTTCGCCTGCATAGAGTCTGGCAAAGTCAGCGCGTGGCGTATGCCAGCTACGGAGAAGGACGTTAAAAAGTTGCTCGACGACATCAAATATAACGATACCGGCGACGACTCGTTCTGTCTGATTGAAGAGGTTCATAGTATGCCTGGAAACTCGGCTCGGAGCATGTTTACCTTTGGGCAAAACTACGGGATGTTACGGGCGATGTTGATAGCCTGCTACATACCCTTTGAGACAGTAACGCCGACTGTCTGGCAGAAAGAGTTCGGACTGACAAACCGCAAGATTTCTAAAACGAAAAAGAAGAATAAGCATAAGGCAAAGGCTCAAGAGTTGTTTCCACTAATTGATCCGATGACCCACGCATTAGCAGATGCTTTGTTAATTGCCGAGTACGCAAAGAGGAAATTCAAATGAGTGTAATTGGAATGGTTGGCGGCGTAAGTCAGAAAACAGTTGATCGGGTGTTTGAAGTGTTACCCGATGTACCGTTCACTGCAATCGATATTGTAAATCGAACGAACGTGTCTAAATCTACAGTGAGTCGCGCGTTGCATTGTCTCGTTCTGGCAAAACGCATAGAGCGTGTATCTCGGCAACGTGTAAGAAACATTGATACGGGCGAGCATTACGACATCAACAACTCCGACCGCAAACGAAATGAAACTTTAGTGGCGCATTTACCTACCACCTTTCGAAAGAAGATAAATGAGAGCTAGATTCATAAACCCTAACAATCGTG